ATGGCGACGCGAGCCCTTTGCATCGACGACTGTTCGGTTTCTCCCGATCTTGCCGGCCGCGTCGAGGATGGATTGTTCGCTCTCGCTCGCCATTTCGACATGCTGAAGCAACAGAAGTTGACGCGAGCCCGCAAATCAGCGATGGATGGTGTCACGGTTGTATGAAGCAGAGTTGCGCCCGGTTCTCACGAGCCGGGTTTTGTCGTTCCCGGCTCGGAGATTCGGATCAGTAGCCAATCCACGGCGTTCCGTAATAATTATTAACCCGACGGGCTCGCTCGCGGTCTTCCCAGTTCCAATCAGTGCCGGAATATTTGGGTGCGCCCTCGAGCTTCTCTCTCGTGAGGTTGACGCGGTAGCCGCCAAGACTCGTATCGTAGGTCAGTTCCTCCCACGGGAGCGGGTAATGATCTTCGCCGATCCCAAGAAAGCCGCCGAAGCTCAGAACGGCGTAACTGACTTTCCCGTCGCGCTTGCCGATCATGATGCGCTCGATCGAACCGATCTTCTCGCCATCCGTGCCGTAGACTCTGGTTCCTTCGACCTTGTCGCTGCCGATCAGGCCGCCGGTGTCGGTGGTTTCCGTTGTCATTGCTCTCTCCTATCGCAACGAGGGTAAAGCCCTGAGAGGGCGCCGCGGGTCGGATGGGACAGGTGCTCGTCTGCCGTTGCGTTGGCCAGGAAGAGAAACCGGGAAAAAGACTTCCTGTTCACCGTACCATCGGGCCCGGTTGACACGACCCGCAGCACTAGAACAACGCGGCTCACCCGAGAAGGTTCTAGCGAATGTCTCGCAAGCGCTCCGGCCACCACAGCCAGGAGAGCAAGGAATATCGCGGCTGGTACAGCCTGGCCCGGTGGAAGAACATCAGGTGCGAGCAACTGGCCGCGTTTCCGCTCTGCCAGATGTGCAGCACCGATGACAAGCCGGTCCCGGCGAACACCGTCGACCATGTCGTTCCGCACCGTGGCGACCCTGAGCTATTCTGGAATGGCCCGTTTCAATCGCTCTGCTCCGATTGCCACGACAGACGCAAGAGGCTGATCGAGCTACGCGGCTATGAGCCCGGCTGCGATGAAAACGGCAGGCCACGTGACGCCGGCCACCCATGGAATCGCACATGAGCAACCGAGCACTCGTCATCGTCCTGGTCGTCGTGGCGATCACATTCGCTGCGCTCCAGTTCGTCATGGTCCCGACCTGCAAGGGCGGCGAGGTCATGGTGAAGGGCGTCTACTCATTCGTCTGCGTCACGGGACATCACTGATGCGCCTGTCCGTTGAGAAGGGTGATCCCGGCGAACTGCCATACGGGATGCTGAGGGCTGACCATAAGAACGCGCGCATCTTCCTCGACGATAAGGAGCAGCGCTACTGCATCACGGCCGACGACAGCGAAGGCTACATCAAGCGCCACCTTCTGAGCGAGGGCGGCAGGCCCGTCGTCATCGCCGGTGCCATCCAGACTGAAGAGGTGCGAGGGACCGTCCGCATCGAGGTCGAGGCCAGAGAGTGACGGGAGCGGTATCTGATGATTGAGTCCAAGCACAGCATAGGCGACATCACCACGACCGTCGTCGCTGAGCGTCGGCACATTGCTCGCATCGACAGAAGCGAACTCAAGCGCATCATCATCGACGCCGTGCTCACGCAGATAGGTAGAGCCTACGATCCGAAATCCATGAAGGTGAAGGTCACCTTCGAAGACGATCCGGATATCCCAGCAACCTGCCGTGCCGAAACCCGCTGCGTTGTCGAGATCGTCGAGGACATGAGACCGCAGGACGCCGGTGCATGACCATTTCGCAGCCGCGAAGGTCGATTGTGCGGTGCAGGGGAGGGGTGGTGCAAAACTGCAACACCGAGGGGACGACGACCGCGCAGGCTCAGCCGTTCGCACCGAGACCAAATTCAAAACGAAAAGTTGAGGGCACCCCGAAGGGGTGATGGACATGGAAGCGATTGAGGGAACGGGCCTGATCGTTGCGGAGCCGGACTGGACGGTGCTGTTCAGCGACGTGTTGGACGTGGCCTCGGCCTCCAGCCATTGGCAGCGTCTCACGACCGAGTTGAGGCAGCGCCAGCTTCTGGCATCGGCCAACGGGCATTCTCTCCAGCGGCTCGTGATTTCTTACGTGGTCTATGACCGGGCGGCGCGAGAGGTCGCGGAAAACGGCGCCGTGACGAAGCCGCGCCGAGGCAACAGCAAGGCAATTGCTCGGGTCAGCCCGCATTTCACGGTGATGCGCCAGGCCGGCAGCGACGCTGATCAGATTGAGGCGGAGCTTGGCATAGCGCCTCGTCGTCGGGCAGCGGCCACGAAGGTTGAACATGGCAAGAAAGCGCCGCGCGCCGCAGACCGCTTCCTCCGATCGGTATCCTGATGATCCGACCACCGCCTATGCCCTCGCGGCGGTCACCGGCACGAGGCAGGACGGATCGCTGGCTGGAGAGCTCGAGGCAGCGGCAGCAAAGCGCCACCTGTCCGACCTGGACACCGGTGCGTCGCGGGGCCTGAGATGGGAGCCTGATCGGGCTGAACATGCGCTGGCGTTCCCGCCCGCCATGCTGACGATCACGGAAGGGGCCAAGGTCGGCCAGCCGTTCACGCTGTTGCCCTGGCATGTGTTCACGGCCGGCTCGCTGTTCGGATGGCGGAAGACCAGCGGTCGGATGCGGTTTCGTACCGCCTGGCTGGAAACAGGTAAGGGGCAGGCGAAGTCTCCGTTCATGGCGGCGATCGGGCTGTACATGACCGGGTTTTACGGCATTGAGCGGGCCAAGGCGTTCGCGATCGGGCAGGACCGCAACACGGCGAACGTGCTGTTTAAGGATGCGGTCGCGATGTGCCGCGGGCCGATTCCCGGCGAATATGATGACGATGAGAGCCCCGACACGCTTGTGTCGCTTGGCCAGGCGCTGATCCGAGGCGAGGGCGATAACGCCTGGAAGATCGAGTTCCCAGGCTGCGATGCCTTGTTTCAGGCGCTGGCGAATGGCGAGGCGGTTTCGGGGCCTAAACCGTCGCTGGTCGCGGCGGATGAGATCCACGAGTTCAAGAACAATACGTCGATCGAGGTGTGGCGGAACGCCATCGCGAAGATGCCCGGCGATGCCTTGATGATCCTCGGCACGAATACGCCGGCATCGAACCAGCTCGTGGGCACTGAATATTCGGAATATTTTCAGAAGGTCGTTCGGGGAGAGATCGAGGACGACGAGGCATTCGCATACATCGCCAGGATCGACAAAGCGGATCGCGAGACGGTGTTCGACACGCCGAAGGTCTGGTCGAAGTCGCTGCCGGCGCTCGGCATCACGTTCCCGCGCGAGAATATCGACGGGATGGTGCGAACTGCGAAGTCGCTGCTCTCGACCGCCTTGTCGACGAAGAGGCTGTATTTCGGCGTTCCGGTAGGCTCAACCGAGTTTTGGATTGCGGAAGAGGCGTGGCTATCCGTTCAGGGCGCGGTAAACGAGGCTAAGCTGAAGGGGTGCCGCTGCTGGCTCTCTCTCGATCTATCGGACAAGAACGACCTGACGGCCTTGTCGGTCTGCTGGCTCGATGACGACGGCCATCTGTGGGTGAAGACCTATTACTGGACGACAAAGGACGGCATCACGGATCGCTCGCGCGCCGACATGACGCCGTATGACCAGTGGGCGGAGAAGGGGCTGATCGAGGCGGTTCCCGGTGCGGTGATCGACAAGACCTTCGTCGCTGCCAAGGTCGCAGAAATCTGCGCCGAACACCAGGTCGAGTTCATGGCCTTCGATCCGGCCGGCATGTCGGACTTCATTGCGGCCTGCGAGACAGGCGGATTCGCGGTCTGGCGTTGGCAGGGACCGGACAAGCCTGAGGGTGTCGGCCTGAAGCTGGTCCCGCACAATCAGGGCCACAAGCGAGCATTCGACGACAGGCGACTGACCATGCCGACATCGATCGAGTCGCTCGAGGATCGCATTCTGGCCAAGACGATCACGATCGACGCCTCACCCGTCACCAGCGTCTGTGCGGCCAATGCCCATGTCAAACCTGATGGGTTCGGCAACCGCATGTTTGACAAGACAAAATCGCGCGGTCGCATCGACGGCATGGTCACAATTGCAATGGCGGTAGGAGCGGCGACGATGAACGATACCGAAGCGCCGCCGGCGGCCTCGCCGTGGGACGACCCGAACTTCAGCTTGGTGCCCGCATGAGGGTCGGCTTCGAATTCACGCGCGGGGCGACCGAACAGCGGTCGGCGAGCATCGAGAACCCGACCGTTCCGGTCTCGCAGACCGCCGAATTCATGTCGTTCTTCGGGATGAGCCCCGTAAACCTGCCCCGCGTCACTGTAGACAGCGCCATGACGGTGCCGGCAGTTATGGCGGCGGTGGCATTCCTGTCGCGCACGATGGCGACGGTGCCGCTGCATGCCTACCGCGACACGAAGGATGGCGCGGTCAAGCTGACGGGCAAGACAGCAGTGACGCTGCATGATGCCCCGAACGACCTGATGGGGTCGTTCAAGTTCCGACAGTATTTCTGGCAGCAGGTCTTCACGGGCGGACGGGGCCTCGCCTGGATCGAGCGGAACGGAACGGTGATTGAGGCGCTGTGGCCGATGGACCCGCGCAAAACGGTCATCAAGCGCTCAGGTTTCAAGCAGGTCTACCGGTTCGACGGCAAGGAGTATCCGGCCGCAGATGTGATCGACGTGCCGTTCATGCTGAAGGCGGATCAGGTCGCGCATTACGGGCCGATTGCGATGGCGTCAAAGGCGATCCAACTCGCCTTGGCGATGAACGAATATGCCAGCACGTTCTTTGCTGGGGGTGGCGTTCCGCCCTTGGCTCTCATCGGCCCCATGCCTGTCGGCGGCGGCGGGATAGAGCGCGCAAAGAACGATGTGCAGCGCGCCATTGATGACGCCCGCACCAACTCGAAGCCGATCATTCCGATTCCGCTTGGGCACGAGCTCAAGCCTGTCGGGCTCGATCCCGAAAAAGGGCAGATGACGGATGCCCGGCTGTTCCAGATTCAGGAGATCGCCCGCGTCTATCAGATCCCGCCAGCCTTCTTGCAGGATTTGAGCAAGGGCACGTTCGCCAATGTCGAGCAGCAGGACTTGCACCTGGTCAAGCATCTGATCGGGCAATGGGCCAAGGCGTTCGAGGACGAACTGAACCTGAAGCTGTTCGGCCGCTTCAAAAACGGGCGCTATGTCGAGCACAACCTCGACGGCTTGCAGCGCGGCGATTTCAAGAGCCGGATCGAGGGAATCGCCCGCGCGATCCAGACCGCACAGATGACGCCGAACGAAGCGCGGGCGCTGGAGAACCGGCCGAGGCATACGAATCCGGCTG